AGGTCCTCGCGATCAGGTCGCGCGTGGGCTCGGTCCGCACCGGCGACAGCACCAGCGGGCCCGCCTCGACGTTGAGGTCGACGTCGCCCTCGATCCCGGGGACGCGACCCTTGGCGCTGTACTGCCAGCGCACCCAGGGGTAGCCCGCGGGGTGCTTGAACGGCTCTGTCCGCGCGTCGAGGGGGAAGGGTTGCCGGGGGTAGCCTGCCCACCAGCAAGGGAACGCCTTGAGCGCCTCGGCGAACTTGCCCAGCAAGGGCACCGAGCGCCGGGAGAGGTACAACCCGACCTCGAGCCCCGGTCGCCGCGCCATCAGGTATCGCGCAGCGGTGATGATCCATTCGACCACCGCGCCAGCACCTGCGACCTCGACCGCCTCGGCGACCTCCTTGGTCTCCAGGTCGAGCCAGACGCCCAGTTCGCCGAGGTCACTGCCGAGCGCGCGAAGGTACGACGCCATGTGTGTCTCTGGGTCGGTCATCTTCCCTTTCCAGGCGACGTGACAGTACGTGTACGAGCCCCGGAGCATCCCGGCGGCCCTCGCCTTGCTCCAGTTTGTCTGAAACCGGGGGTCAGTGTGCGTGCGGCCCTCGGTCGCTTTGATGATCGCACCGGAGACCCCAGCGGCCTTGACCCGGTTCCAGTCGATCACGCCCTGATGCTGGCTCACGTCGATCGTCAGCTCGAGTTGAGGGTACGCCGCGACGATATCCGCGACCGAGAGGTCAGCACCGCGAGGGAGATGCAGAAGCCGAAGCTCAGCGGCAGACGTCGCGCCGAGCTCTTCAATCGTTGCCTCGTCGAGCCGGCCTGTCTCGGGGATACCGCGGCGCGCCTGATATGCGGCCAGCGCCTTCGCGGTCTTCAGGCCGGGGAGGCCATCTGCGAAGGCGCCGATTCTTCGCTGCGTCTCCTCCCATTCTTCGGGGTTGATATCCTGAGACTTGTTAAAGTTCGCCGCCGCCTGAAAGTCTGGCATCACTCACCCCTGCTGGCTTTGCGCTTGAGCGCGTTGTCAAACTCGACCATCGCGACCCGCCGCAGCTTCGCCGCGCTCACGTCCAGCTCTTCGGTGAGCCGGTCCTCGATCGCGTCGACGACCTTCGCCCCCGGGTCCACCAGGACGACGTCATCGACCGCGTCGGGCAGCGCCTCATATTCAGCGCACCCATCCTCACCGACCGTGCAGCGGCCTCGCTTTGCGGTCGTCTTGGACGCGAGCTGCCACCACCCACCCTTGCCGCGGCTGACCTTGAGGTCTTCAGGCTCGAAGCCCCAGCCGCTCGCGAGGGTCTCGATCACCTCGGCGACCGCCGGGTAGACCTTGCGTCGCTTCGTCGTCTTCTTCTTTCGTCGAGCCATGATTAATCCCCTCCGGCTGCGCGCGAGATCCCACCGAACCTGATGGCCGTGATCCTGACCGCAAGCACGCCGCTGGTTTTGCCATCCACGATGATCGTCGCCTCGTGATCCGTTGCCGTCGCGCGGCCCTGGATTTCGTTTGAGGAGGAGGCGTTATTGAAGCGCGCGCCGCTGGTATCGGCGGAGTAGAGCCCGCCGATAAAGGCGCAATACTCGGCGCCTTTCGAGCCCGGAGCTTGCATCATGAACGCCATGCTCTCGACGCCGTCCTCGAAGGTCTTCGCACCTGTCGACCCCTGCGCGCCGCTCGCCGGCCCTGTCGGATCGCCGTAGTTGTAGGTCGCGCGCCCTTCGTTGGTGCCGGTATCCTGACGTCGCGCGCCCGCCCTGATTCCCTTTGTCCTGCCGACGGCGTTGGTCCCGACCGCGATCCTTTGATATTGGATCTCGGTCGTAAAGGTGGGGAAAAATAGAACCGTCATCCCGACGGTCCCGAAGCCAGGGAGCAGCCCCAGGCCCGGCATGACGATGGTCCCAAGCTCGCCCGTGGCCGTGATGACCATCCCGCCGCTGGCCCCAGGTGTGGCCCATGTCACGACCGCTCCGCCCCCCGCGGTGTCTTCCTCAATGTTGGTGCCTGCGTCGAAGGCGCCGAGGGTGAACTCGGTCCCGGTCGCGGCGGTCATGTCGAGGTCGCTGTCGACCCTGACGCTGGTCCCGGAGATACGGCGAAACCACCCGATCAGGTCGCCGGAGGCAGCACCCCAGAGACCAGCGCGCGTTCCGTTCGCGACGCCGTCTTCCTTGAGCGCGGCGATGAGCGTGTCCAGGCTGGTGTACGCGGTCGAGAGGGTGCCCGCGGTGCCACCGCCACCGCCGCCGCCCGCGGCAGGGTCGCCCGTGAGGAATCGGAATCCCATCACCAACTCCCGGTCGCGAGGACGGACACCGAACCCGCGCCACCCGCGATCACGCGCACGACGAAGGGCCAGCCGTTGGCCGAGAGCACCGGCGTCTCGATGTAGGCCTCGGCGGGGCAGATCACGACCGGGTTCTCGGGCGCGGTCTCGTCGTCGCTGCTGTCGATGTCCTCGGGGCGCGCGAGGTAGATGTCGGCGGTGCCCCCCCGGTTGTCGATCAGGAGGATGACGCCGTTCTGCCCGCTCGCGGGCGGGGTACCGATCGGTCCGCTCGCGTTCGCAGCCACGGGGCCGATCCCGTCCCCCTCAGCGTCGAGCGCGATGTTCGCGATGTTGATCGTCGCGTTGCTCCCCGATGCCGCAATCGCGAGCGTCCCGAGGTGTCTCTTGATGGTCATGTGTGCTCCTTCCGTCGGTTGTAGTCGAAGGCTTTTAGAGCAATCCACGTGCCATGCGTTCAGTGCTGTGTCAGACCTGCGTGAGAGGCAGCGCCAGGGTCCTGAAGGGCGACCGCTGAGTGCCACCCAGCCCGTCGTCTTCTGCGGGGCCCCCGCTCGCCACCCTCACCCAGAGCGATCCAGGCGCGCGCATCCTGGCCTGGTACGCGTAGATGTCTGTGGAGTCGGCGCCCATGTAGATGCGGTCACCGTCGACGCAGAAGCCGCGCGGCGTGTCTTCGCTCCACCCCCAGACGAGATAGCCCGACTCCTTCGAGAACATCAGCACGTTGCCGCTGGCGTCGTTGATGTACACAAACCTGTCGTCAACGCAGAGCTGGGGGAAGCTCGGCGCCCCCGATCCCGCGGTGTACTTCCCCGTCCATGCCGCGGTCGGGGACCAGGTCGAGGTCTCGAGGATGCCCATCTTGTAGAAGGTCGGGTTGTCGGTCGTGACGCCGTCCCATGTCGCGGCGTAGAGGTGCTCGCCATCGGTCGCCATGCGCACGACCGAGGCCGCGTCGCTCATCGCCCGCGCCGTCCCCTGAAGGGTGCCTGCGCTGTTGTAGGTGCGGAAGTTGCCGGCGCTCGGAGAGGAGGCACCCAAGGTGCAGAGGTGGACGTAATCGGGGCCCACGCACACCGCCGCGTGGATCGCAGAGCCGACGGTCACGAACGCCGTCGCCCCCCCCGCCGCGGTCCAGGTCATCAGCCGAGAGGTCTCGCACCAGTAGACGCGGCGCACCCCGTACTGGGAGGCGGCGCAGCAGTCGAGGGCATCGTCGGTGCCTGTGGATGTGAACTCGGCGACGATGCTGCCGTCGCTGGCGTCGAGGATGTGAATGTTCGCGGTCACCCCGTCATCGTCGCGCACGATGACCACCAGCTCGCCGTCGGTGTCGATGCGGTTGATGTTGGAGTAACCCGCGAGGCTCTCCTGTCCCCAGATCTCGTCCCCGCTGGTGATGTCATCGGTGCGGTGTGCGTAGATCCCGTCGTTGCCCACGTCATGCCAGTAGATGTGCTCGCCGTCGGTGCACATGACCCCGCTGCCCGACCCGAAGGCGCGGATGTCTGCGACCGCGCGGCTCGGGATCGCGACGCCCACGCGCTGGAGCCTGAACGTGTCGCCGGGGGATGTCTGCGCGATGCCTTCAGAGAGGGTGTCGAAGGTGCGGATCGTATTGCTGGACAGCCAGGCCATCAGGTCGCCGACCATGCCCTGCCACCAGTTGAAGTAGTCGTAAGGCGGCGCCTCCTGAAAGAGCCAGCCGGTCGCCTTCTTCGCGCCGCTTGGGCCGCTGCCGCGCACGCCGCTGTCGGTCGCCCAGGTCAAGGTCTCGTCGGCGGCTGCTGGCCGCGCCTCGGGGAGCTCGCTGCCCATGGTCAGGTCCTCGTGATGCTGCGACCCAGGGCGCCGAGATCAAACCCAGGCCCGTCGTCGAATCTGAACTTTTTCGAGCTGACCGCCTCGGTCGCGGTATAGCCGACGCCCGCGGGGGAGATGGCCTCAAGCTCTGCGATGATGTCGGCGAGCTGCTGCGCGCTCAGCGGAGTGGCCCCGCTCTGGATCTCGACCTGATAGTGGGCGATCGAGATCTGTCGGTACTTGACCGCCACGTCGCCCGCGAGGACGGCGAGGACGGTCACGATCGACTCTGGCGTCCCGCCCGCGCGTCTGCTCGCGATGCGGGTCTGGATAAAGCTGCGGTACTCGTCGTCGGTCCGCCCGTCGCGAGGAACGCCGACCAGCGCGCCGAGGCGGTCGAGGAGCACCCCCGCCGCGGTCGAGAGCAGGGCGTCATCGAGGAGCGCGATCGTGTCGTCCTCGAGCGCCTGGAGTCGCGTGGCCAGCGCAGCGACGACCCCGCGATAGTTCGGCGAGTCATCGAACTGCGAGAGCACCTCGGCCAGCGCCAGCGCGCTGTGATCGTCGGTCGGCGTCGTCATCAGCTCACCACCGAGATGTCGCCCTCTGCGAGCGTGATCAGCTCGAAGGTCCCCCCGGCGATGTTGCTGGTGTCGCCGCCGCTGGGCGCGCTGCCGATCTTCGCGGTGATGGCGATCTGCGTGATTCCCGCCAGGCCGAGCGCGTCGATGGCGCCCACGATCCTGTACAGGAGCAGGTCGTCACCGATGGACAGCCCCGAGACGGGCGGCAGCGCGTCCTCGTCCCCCGCCACCTCAGCGAGGATCGCGGCGGTCACCTGCGCGTCTCCGTCGCCGGGGTAGGCGCTCGTCGTCGTCAGGGTCGCGGTGATGTACGCGTCCAGCTCGGTCGCGACCGAGTAGCGCATCGTCTGCGCGTACCCCTGCGAGTCGGTCGTGGTGCCGATCTCCTGACCGTCTGCGTAGATCCCCGCGGGGGCCACGCGCCAGAGCTCGGCGAAGAGGTCATCGTCTGCCGGGGAGACGCCAGGGTCTGGCCAGACCACCGCGCGGAAGCTGTGCGGCGGCAGGTAGGGGACGCCCACGGTCAGGTCAAAGTCGTCGGTGCGGTTGGTCACGACGACGCACTGGTCGACGATCGCGAGCGCCAGGAGGGCGGCCCTGATCGCCTGGACCGTCGCCTCGCCGCCGGGGGAGAGGCTCACCTCGATCCTCGCGCGCAGCTGCTGGTCACTCTCGATGGCGCGCCCCACCGTCGCGTCGGTCGCGTTGGTGACCGAGGTCAGGCCAGAGACGGGCGTCGTGATCTCGGTGATCGTCCCCGCGGCTGCGACCGTCGCCCCCGTCTCCTCAGCCGTCACCGCGACGGCGACCGTCCCCCCGCCCCCGATGGTCGCGCTGGCGTCGCTGGTGAAGTAGGCGCCGGAGGGGACGCGGAAGCGGGTCGCCGCGGGGATCACCGTCGCAGGCGTGCCGGTCGCGGTCAGCGAAGCGGTCGTCGCGCGGGCGACCTCTCGCGTCAGCCCCACCAGCGCGGCCAGGCTGTCGAGCTGTGCGCCGCCCGCGGTGTCTCGATTCATCGCGTCATAGAGCTGTTGGAGGAGCGCCCACAGGCTCGCCTCGCGGTCGGCCATGATCGCGATCCACTGCCCGTCGGGGGTGTCCGGTCCGATCTGGACCGCCGCCCCGAAGACGCCGCGGTAGCTGGCGTTCAGCTCGACGAGGATCTCGGCGCGGGTCTTCGCGACAAAGCCGCTGCTGGATACCGTCATGCGATCACCTCGACCTGCTCGTTGTAGATGGTGTCGACCCGGACGGTCACCGTCAGCATCCGGGTCACGTAGTTCGGCGCCAGGTCGATCGACTTGATCGAGCGCACCCCGTCGACCTTGGTGATCTCCTCTGCGATCAGCGCCCGGACGATCCGCAGGTCAGGGCCCTTGATCAGGACCTCGCCGCGGTAGTCGACGCCCATGGTCTGGTCCCACGCCCACTCGCGGGTGTGGGTCTTGAGCCGGACCTTGATCCGCTGCGCGATGCTCTCGGCGCCCACCGGGAGGCGCGCGATGCGCCCATCGGCGTCGAGGGTCAGGTCGTGGGTCGTGGCGTCGAGCTTGAGCATCAGCCGCCCCCATGGCGAGGCCGACCGAGCGTCATCTCAACCCACGCCTCTCGGCGCTGGCGTCGGGTCAACGTCGCGGCCTTGCGGCCCGTGCGCGCGGCGTACCTGTCGAGGGCGCGGCTGGCGTTCGCGTGGAGCGCGTCCTTTCCGTGCAGTCTCTCCAGCGCGTCGAGCGCCCCCGCGTAGTCGCGCTCGGTCTTGTCCCGGTCTCGATCCATCGTCGCCCTCCTCTGTTCGGTGGCCTGGTAGAGCAATCGGCGTGCCATCGCTCGGGGTTCGGTGCTACGCTGGCGCATCCCCACCCAAAGGAGACCCCCATGAGACGCACCTTTCTTTTGATCGCCCTCACGCTCGCCCTCATTGGATGCGACGACAAGAAGACGCCCACGCCTGACGAGGAGGCGAAGATAACCCCAGGGCAATCGGCCCTGCGCAGCTACAAACAGGAGGGGCAGGTCGGCACCCTGACACTGCATGGCGTGACCCTGCACCCCGCGCCGGGCATACGCCGCGCCCTCAGCCCCGACGAGGCGATGCCGCCGCTGCAGGTGGCGGCGATTGAAGTCACCGTTGAGGCAGCCAAGGACGCCCCAGACAGCATCAGCCTGGGGATGTTGATGTTCGAGGTTGAATGCGGTGGTGAGCACATGGGGGGTGTCGGCATGACCAGCATCGACAACGTGCTCGAGACCAGCGTCGCCCCTGGTGCATCGGCGCGGGGCGTCACGCTCGCCGCCATTCCCAAAGGCACCGACCTTGCGACCTGCTCGGTTCGCCTCCCCGGGGACGAGCCGGCGAGCAAGCCACACCGCGCGATTCCCTTCGCTGAGGTGCCCTCAATCGCTGGTCAGCCCTGAGACGTCGAGGAGCCCCGTGTTCGCCCCCGCAGGAGCTGGCGCCACCCCAGGCGTGTAGACCACCGGCGCCGCGATCGCCGAGGCCAGGGCCGTGATCGCGGTGGAGATGCGCCGCAGCTCGGTCTCGACGTCACCGCTGCCGGGGATCGCGTTCGCCCCCGCGCCCACCACCAGCGGCGCGGTGATTTGAACCTCGCCGCCCGACGTGATCCTGATCCAGACTGACCCGTCATCCTTGCCGATGTGAAGGTCGACGCCGGACGCCGTGGGGCTGACCAGGGCGCCGTTGAACGGGCGCACGCCAGGCACCGCCACGGCATCGGTGAGGGCGTTCTGCCGAGGCGCCTCCGGGTCTGCGTCTGCGTTGCCGCTCGTCAGCCACTGCGAGATCGCGCGCGAGCAGAAGTGGACGAGGCAGGGGTCACCAGGGCTCAGCGGCCAGGTGATCGAGTAGCCGCCGCCCGCGGGGAACTGCACGGGGACGCAGGGGATGACCGGCATGTCCGCGACCTCCCCGTTGTCGAGGCGCACCCGCACGACCGGCTTGACGTCGGCGCATTGCGTGGCCGCGTCATAGCTGACGATCTCGCAGGGCAGCGCGGTCCATCGCTGCTCGAGTGAGGCGGCGACCCCCATCTCAATGACCTCGGACAAGCTCGGCGGATCGCCGTCAAAGATGGGCATCTCAAAGCTCCTTGCAGATGGCGCGTGTATACCAGTCGTTTCCGCGGGAGTCGCCGAGGTGCTTGACCTTCTGCGCCCGCCAGAACCCGCTGTAGTTCTCGCTCTGGACCTCGATGTAGCCGCCGGGCTTGATCCGAGGTTGCATCAGGGTCGTCAGCTCGACGCCGCGCTGCTGGCGCTGAGGCTCACCGATCAGCCCGGTCTGTGGCGTCAGCAGTGTGGCGGTGTCCTCGAGCGTGTCGCTGGGTCCGAGCACGACGAGCTCGCCGTCCTGGAGGGCCCACGTCCACTCGCTGCCGAGTTGCGCAACGAGCTCATCAAGGGCGAAGCGCGCGGGGCCGAAGAAGGCAGCGCCCGCCCCCAGCTTCACCGACGGCTCGACGACGCGGTCGAGCGTGCCGCGCCCCACGCCGATCTGCGTGGCGACGTCGCCGAGGATCGTCAGCAGCGGCGTCCCCGCGCTGTAGCTCTGGTCGAGGCGCGCGCTGGTCAGCTCCAGCTCCGCCGCCCCCGCGGAGATCTCGGTGATGCGGTCGGTCCCCTCCATCGTCGTCTTCACGCCGCGACGCGAGATCTGGCCGGAGAAGATCAACGCGGCGTTGGACTGGTAGCCCGCGAGGAGGGTGATCGCGTTGCCCTCCTGCTCGATGAAGCCGACGAGGGCGCGGCTGAGGTTCGTGAAGGTCACCGTGGCCTTGTCCGATCTGCGCTTCAGGGTCCGCTCGACCTCGAAGGCCATCGCGAGCCCGGTTCCATCGGGGAGGCCGACGAGCGCGCGACCCTCCTCGCCAGGGGGCCCGATCCTGACCTCGTAGGTCCTGCCATAGAGAGGGGCGCCCATCAGCTCACCACCACTGTCTGCGCGTCGTCGGGGAGCGCCTTGAGCGCGTCGATCTCCGCGGTCGTCAGGAACGCGAGCCGGACGTCCACGCCGAGCTCTTCGAGGGTCCACTCGCTGGCGCCGCCGGAGGAGCCGCGGTCAAAGGCGTAGAGGTCGCCCGCGGGGCGACGCGCATCGGCGACGCGGTAGAGCGCTTGATAGCCCGCGACGATCCGCTGACCGGACAGGATCGGCACCCCGTCCGCGTCGGACAGCGTCAGGTACCACCGCGCGGTGCGGCCCTGGTGAACCAGGCGCACGATGAACTCGACGCCCGCGAGCTTGATGCGGTAGCGCTGGTCAACGCGGGGGAGCACGGGAAGGATCAGCATCAGAAGCCTCCAAAGTTGCCGGCGCCGTCGAAGAGGCCGGCGGCGACGCTCTTGTCGACGCTCGCCGCCTCGCCCGCCAGCGAGGCGCCTGGCGTGGTCGTGGTGCCCGTCTGTGTCCCCGCGTCGGTCGCCGGGGCCGCGGCGGCGCGCTTGTCTGCCCGGACCAGCGACGCGGGGATGTCGCTGGTCTCGGCCTCGACGAAGGTCACCTCGCGCAAGGACAGCGACGCGCTGAGCATCTGCCCCGTCTGCGCGTTGCGGGTGACCGTATACGACTCGATGATCATGCTCGAGTAGACCCGCAGGCCCGTGATCATCTGGACGGGCAGCCCCTGATCCATGATCCGCTCGAGGGTCGCGTCGACCTCGGCGACCTGGTCGGGGTTGACCAGCAGGCTCTCGGGGGTGACGTCGAGCGGCTGGTTGCTGACGAGCAGCTCGGCGCTGTATCGCGCGGGCTCTCGCTGGACGTGGTCGCTGATCAGGCCGCCGCCCTCGATCGGGTGGTCAGTGATCGTCGCGCTGCGCTCGTGGGTCTCCTCGACCGCCGCGCCCCAGACGACCGAGTCGATGACGACGAAGCTCTCGGGGTCAAAGCTCGACAGCTCAGGGCCGGTGCGGCGTCGAGGTCGGATGTACGGGTTGGTCATCGACCTGCTCCTGCGGTCTGGAAGTCGCGCGCGGCTTCGGTGTAGTCCTTGGCGCCAGCGGCGACGCCGCCCCGGACCGCACTCCTCGTCGCGTCTGCAAGTGCGCCTGTACCGCCGTTCACTGTGACGTTGACCCCGCCGACGTTCACGGGGGCGTTGACCCCGGCGATCTGTGGCGCTGCTGCGGTCTCCAGCGTAAACGCCGACGTCACGGTCGCCTGGGCGCTGTTGAGCGCGCCGGTCAGGTCGAGGTTGATGCTGGCGCCGAGCTTGTTCGCCGCCCAGATGGCCTTGTCGATGACCTTGAACAGCGGCCTGAAGAGGCCGATCATGTAGCTGATCGCGCTGCCGAACATGCTGACGAGCCCTGTCGCGATGCCGCCCACGAAGGCGCCCACGCCCTCCCAGAAGGCGAGGAACGTCGCCTTTATCCCGCCGACCCACTTGACCGCAGTGTCGATCCCCGTCGTGATTCCCTCGATGACCGCGTTCGCGACAGGCAGGATGCCGTCGATCGCGCCTTCGATGCCTGTCAGCAGGCCGTCAATTATCGGCCAGACGAGCGCGATGAAGCCCTCGATCTTCGGCGCGATCAGGTCGAAGAGCCACTCGACCCAGCCGAGGACCTTTGTCAGCGCCTCGACGACGATGGGCACGAACTTCCTGACCTTCTCCGACACCCACGTGATGGCCTTGCCCGCGACGCTCATCACCGCGAGCCCGACGCCGGCGACGATGCGCCCCACGATGCGCAGGCTGCGCCAGATGAAGCCGAAGACGCGGGCGCCGACGCGCATCAGGAAGCCGGCGACCTTCTGCGCGACCGGCAGGATCGCGAGGAGCAGCGCCTCGCCCTGCTCATACAGGGTCGTCCCCCACGCCACGGCTTCATCCCGCAGGGGACCCAGCACGCCCATGACGAAGGGCGCGACCTCTGCGATGATCGACATGACAAAAGCGGCGGCGGCGCGGAATGGTGGCCGCAGCCTGTCGAGGATGCCCTGGCCGAAGCGGACGGTGGCCCGCAGGGCGTCGACCTGCATCTGCCGCCACGCGGCGCCCAGCTCGCCGATCTTCGCGAAGACGGGCGACAGGTCGGTGGAGAGCGCCTGGAGCGCTGGCTTGGTGGCCTCGAGCGCCCGCGCGAAGTCACCGACGAGACCAGGGGTCGTCTTCCATTTGTCGATGAAGCGCCCGGTGAGCGAGTCGCCCCCGCGCAGCCAGACCATCACGTCCTGTATCCCCAACGCAATGGCGGCGATGGCGAGGGGGATGGCGGCGATGGCGCCGTTGACGAGCAGCGCCTGGACCTTGATCCCTCGCAGCGCGAGGAACATCGTCTGGAGCATCTTGAGCAGGGCACCGAAGCCCAGCATGATCTTCGCCGACGCGAGCCCCAGCAGCGCCGCGCCCAGGACCAGCAGCGCCCGTCGAAGCGCGAGCGCGATGGGGCGCATCCTCTCGGTGTCATCGGTCACCGCGCGCAGGCGCTTGACCCACTCGGTGAGCTTCGGCAGCAGCTGGCCGCCGAGCCACGACAGCAGCGGTCGGATGGCGCTCGTGAGGAGCAAGCTCAGCTCCATCTTGAGGTTCGCGGTCTGCGCGCGCGCCTCGGCGACCGCGGTCGCCTCGAGCTTCGATGCGATGGCGCGCTGTCGGCTGCCGCCCGCGATCAGTGCATTGGTGAAGGCGAGGGCCTTCTCCTCGTTGGTCAGCGACGCGACGGTCCTCCCGAGGCGCGCGGCCTCCATCTCATAGGCCTCCGTCTTCTTGATGACGATGCCGAGGTTGTCCGCGATCAGCGCGGACTGGCGTGAGTTCGCGGTGAGGATGTCGCTGAACATCTTCTCGACGCTCTCGCCCGTCGCGACGCTGGCGCCGACGGCGATCTGTCCGAGCTTGGCGACCTGGTCCTGGGTCGCCCCGAAAAGGTTGGCCATGTTGGCCATCTTCAACAGCTCTTTCTCAGGCACCAGGCCCTTGGTCAGCTCCTTGAGCTTGACCATGTCGTCGGCGCTGCCCCCGAGCTCCTTGTACGCCGTCCGGAGGTTGATGACCTCTTCGGCCTCCGCCGCCAGGTTCTGCGCGCCGAGGGCGACCGCGAAGCCCAGCACGGCCTTCTTCGCGCGGTCAAGCGACGACTTGACGTTGTCGATCGCCGCCTCGTAGCGCTTGGCGCCGGCGGGGTTGGCCTGGACGCCGAAGCGGGTGATGAACTCTCTGATGACTGTCGACACTTAATCGCCCTCCTTCTTGCCGAGGCCCTCGGTCTGGATCTCTGTCAGGGCGGACTTGAGCGCCATCGCGTCGAGGCATTCCATGATGTCAGGGACCGACCAATGCTCCTCGACCTCCCTCAAGCCGCTGGCGTAGTCGCTGCCGGCGACGAGCCAGATGAGCCAGTCGACGCCGCGGCGCTCTGCCCCTGCGAGAAGCTCGAGAGACCTTCGCTGGCGATCTGCATCAGCTGCGCTTTGAGGTCCGCCAGGAGGCCGCCCAGCTCGCCCCCCAGGAGGTTTCCCAGGCCGAGCGCGCTCCCGAAGTTGTGGGCCATCGCGTGCCAGACGGCCTGGTAAAGCTCGCCGTAGTTGCCCGCATAGACCTGGTCAAAGAGGGGGCCGCTCATGATCTTGCCGTCGCGGGTCGTCGTCGCGAGCAGCTCCAGGAGGAAGTCGTCGTCGCCCGCGTCCATCAGCCGATCAAGCACCCCGCCGATCGCGCCGCTGATCGCCGCGCCCGCTTGCGCCATGCCGTCGCCCGACGACTGTGCCGCCAGCCCGGCGAGAGAGCCAGCCCCCGACAGGATCTTGATCAG